ACCAGCACCAGTGAATGTACTTAAGAATCTTGAGTCTCCTACAGTTAATAAATAACCAGATGGTTCAAAAGTTGATGTTGCACCTAAGTAATTTAATGTTTGAGGAGTGATAGTTAATGCTGCTGACTGACGTAAAGTTACAGTTGTATAACCAAGATTCAATACTGGTAGTTTAGAAGTACCACGTGGTAAAGTTACTAACTTATATTTTAAGTTTTGAGTCTCATCAGTAAATGCCTGTAATAAAGGCATTTTCTCAATTGCTTCACCAAAGAAAGCTGAACCAGATGGATGTGATGGATTATATAATGTATAATCAATCTCATCATCAGCTAATGCGAATTGTGTAATCTGAAATGATCCGTCATTACGAGCCATTAACTCACGGCCCTTCTTTGTTAATACGGCATCAATTGTTACTAATTGGTTGTTTAAAAATGACATCTTTTAATGTGTTTTATATAAATATATTATGGAATCAGAACTGTACTAAATATCTTACTCTTTAAATCACTTACAAGATCTGCTAACTTAGCATCAACATCAGGTGATAGGTTAATGTTTTTAGCAATACCTGCTGATGTTTGCCCTAAACGTTTTTGATAGTTAATTACAATGTTTGTCTCATCAGGTATTTTTCTACTAATAATATATTTACTAATACTACCAGTTAAATTATTAGCTGAGAATGTTTGTATAGTATTTAAGTTTATATTTCTATGTAGTGCTAAAGATAATGATGGGTTTGTTGATGTTGGAAGAATAATATTTGATATTTCATATTCTTCTAACACTGAGAATCCAGTGGCTGATGAAGATGTACTATATAATCTAATTAAATCACCAGGATTAAGAGAGAATGGATAATCAGACTCACCATATGATGGATTTTCACCATCATTTCCAGCAAAATAAAAACCATCACTTATATAAGCTCCACTTCCACTACTTACACCAGGATAATATAAAGATAATTCTGGTGAAGCTATTAATATATTTGATTGACTAACATGTATTTTAAAATATGGAACAGGATCTGTTGATGAACTCACAAATAAGTTATATGTACTTGTACCACCAACACTTACACCTCCACCAATTTGTAAAGTAATATTAGTTATAATTTGGTTCATTGGAGTTATCACTGATGGAGCTTGGTTGTAAGTTTCAATACCTGGATTAAAAAATACACTACTATCTGTTTGTCCTACACTAAAAGGTACAGTAACATAATCTGTATAAGATTGTAGACCACCAGAGAGAATAACTTCATATGTAAAATTTAAAGTTAAAGTAATATTATTTGGTACAGGTCCTGAGTTATGAGTGGCATCAAATCTTATAATATAATACCCTTCATTAACCCCATAGCTTTGAATATATTCAACTATAACACTACTTGTAATAGAAAAATCAGAAGCAACATAGTTTCCTATAGATATTTGTTTAGGTTTTACTAAATTATATATTAAATTAGCTATACCATTTCTATTCCATAATACAGGATAAAATCTAAATCCACCAGCAAAAATATGTTTATTACCATCTAATAACTGTTGTCTAGATGGATTTTGATTATCAAATAATCCTATATTAACTGTTTCTTCAGTTTTAAAAATATTTTGTACTTGGTATAAATTATATTTTTGATCTTCACTTAACAAATCATAATTACGTTTTGTTAATTCAGTTAAATTACTGTTTTCATCAATTAAGTACTTAATATAAACATTTGAACGTTCAGGCATTGAAAGTAAATCAGATCCTGAAGCTATTATTTCATTAAAGAAAGCAAACTGTCTTGTATTTTTATCAATAACTGATGTTTTACCAAATGTAGTATTACCAGTTGAAAACACATTATATAGTGCACTTGTTGTAGTTGATCCATTATATCTTGGTCTTATATGGCGTTGATATGAGTCTGTAAAATCTTGATATTGTAAACTTTGAGTTACATTAGTTCCATTTTCTAATGTTGTTAATAAACGTCTATTACTTGAAGTTTGATTTAGTTCAACATTGTTTAATAGTGGATTATAATCTACATTCCAAATACTTTCAGAATATGAACTTGTATTATTTGGGTTATATCCAATAGCAAAAGGATTATAATTATTTATATCAAAATCATCATGTATAAAAATAGATGATGATGGTAATTCACCTGTGAAGAAATCTCTAGCATCAGAAATCATAGTCACAGGTCCTAGTCTACTATCAATAGTATAATTATAAAGAGATTGACTATATCCACCACCATTGCTAGCTGTAATGAATAAAGTATCAATAGAACCACTCTCATTATTATGTTTAGCTACTTGAGGAGCAGATATATCTACACTTGGTCTTTCAAGTAAGTGTGGTTTTATAATAATACCTGTAGCAACATTAGTTCTAGCTGGTGTAAAATCTTTAAGTGTTCTGAATAATGAGTTATGGAAATATTCAATTAGATTTATAAAATCTTTATAATTGAATTCATTAACATATTTTTTAAAATAATCTTCTCTTAGATTATCTAAGTCTATATAACTATTACCTGTTGGATCACCTATAAATTCATCAATAGTATAAGTTGAACCAAATTGAGCTATAATATCTTTATTAATTTCATCTTGAGGTGATAAACCAGTATCAAGTAAATGTATATCCTTTGATGTTGGAAGTATAGGTTGTGACTCAATACTCTTATTAGGTAATAATTGAGTGCCATATATACTACTACTTACAATTCTAACTTTATCAGTTACTGGATTGGCATATCCTGAGTTGGCAACATCAGCATAATATGTTTCTACAAATGAAATGTAGTTGTTTTGATTAGTAAAATTACTAAATGAGGCTGTCCATCCTTGAATTGATTGATCAGGAGCGGTTGAGTTAACAGCTGTAGTTACACTATGATTATAAGTGTATAAGTTATTACCTAAAGTAAATCTAGCAGTTAAATCATTATAAGCTGAAGATGTGTAATTACCTTCAAATGATTCAGGATTTAAAACATGTGAGTTAAAAGCTGACTCAGATAAATAATTAGACCATAATCTAATCTCTTGAATTGAACTACTAAATGGATAAGTACCACCACCAAATGTTAATGTAGTTCCACTAGTATACCATGAAGTGTTTTGGGTTGAAGTAGTTAAACTAGCACTTGCTATGTGTCCTACTTCTCCCCAAACATTATTTTTAATATAAACATCATAAGTTTGAGATGTACCCACATCACCTATTCTTAAATTTGGATTTGTTCTTTGTACTAATACACTATACCAACTTGTATCACTGTCAGATCCAGTCATAAACACAGGCACAGTAGATGATGTTACAGAAGTTGAACCTAAACTAAATTGTAAATATCCAAATTTACCTATAGTACCTGAATAAATAGAATTGGATGATCCTGTATCAGTGTATAATAGTTTTAAACTATAATTAGCTCCATTATAAAATAATGATTGGGTAGTAGAGTAACTTGGTGAAGCTCTAAATCTAAATTCAATACCATTAGGAACAATATCATTATATCCTGTTCTAGCTAAACTTTGGGATGTATAATTCCAAGGTATACTTATAGTATTTGATCCTGATAGCTGTAAAGCATAAGTAAATCTATCATATTCATATTCAGAAGTAGATTCAGTTTTATCAACACCACCATATTCAAGATGAGACATGATTGTAGGCGGAATACCAAATATAGTATTTAAATATTGAATAAAACGAGTTGTACCTTTAGATTTAAGTAGTAAAGGTAAATTATGATATAAACGCTTATAAATTTCTTTTTGTTGATCTTGACCAGGTATTTGGTATTGAGAAGCAGTGACTAGTGTTTGATATGAACCTGTATTAGGTAAATAAGTACCATCAGGATTTACACCATATAAATATTGAAATACATCTGCTCCATCTTCATCAGTGTAAACATTTATACCTAAAGATTGTAAAGCAAAGTATACTAAGTCTTTAGATATACCTTCAGTTAATTTATTTTTAGCTTGATATAAGTCAGTTATAGCTTTAGTGTAAATCCAAACCTCATCAAACATTGTTCCTATTGAACCTATAAACTTAAATAAGTTATTGTTACTTGTATCCTCATTAATATAGGTTGGTAAAGCATATATTAAATAGTCTTGGTTTCTATTATCATAGTCTGAGGCTGATACTGACTGGCTAGTGTAGAAATTTAGAGCAGCTAATGATGATGTGGGAGCATTTATATAAGGTTTAGTTGATGTTGTTTTAGGCCAAGTAAATGAACTAGATTCATAGTATAAGAATTTCTCATATCCATCAAATCCTTGTACAACACCATTTATTCTAAATTGATAGTTTTGAGCATCTAATTGAGATGTTACATTTCCACCAGCAGCTGCTGAGGCACTAGCCGCTGTATAATCTTCAATTAATTTTAATTTATATTGAAATCCATCTAGTCTTTGTTGAGCTGAGGAAAAATGAATAAATGATTCATAATTAGTATAGTCAACATTTATTTGAAATTGAGATGAACTTACTAGTCCAAGTAAAGACTGTAAATTAGGATTAACACTTGCTTTAGAAGTAGTTAATCCACTTAAATTATAATATTCAGTTGGATTTACTCTAGTATTATCTAATTCCAAGTCAAAATTAGGTCCACGTAGTGATGGATGAGTAATCTCAACTGGATTTGGAGTTGATATTACTTGAAATTGTTGAGTATTAGATATTTTTTCAGATATGGAAGCTAAAGTATTAACATCTATATTTAATGGGAGTGAATTAAGTAATTTAATTAATACACTTGATGGAGTAGTATTTTGATCTAAAGCTATATTAATAGCTGGTTGTAGATTACCTTGACCAAAATTAATATAGAACTCTCCAAAATATCCTAATGTTTGAGTTTCATTTATAAAAGCTAATGTACCATCATTTAATAATGTGTTAGATACATTATTTGTTGATATTCTTATTTCAGTTCTATCCGCTGAAATTTCTTTTATAAAGAAAATTTTATTAGAAGTATTAATAATTTTAGGACGTAAAATATTATACTCTAGTATATAATTTCCATAACTAAATCCAACATTTTGAATGTCTTGAGATGGATCAAATTCTAATTCTGGATATAAAATTTCACCTTCAGTTGAAGCATAATCACCAGGTATTTTATACCCATTGAATGGAGATAATTGATATAAAAATCTACCATTTATATTATATATATTAAACTCAACATAGTCACCAGTTACTCCAAAACTTCTAACTTGGTCAACTGAGTTAACTAGGTTAACAGCTGATCCTGATAGGATATTATTATTAACTGGGATTTTAATAATAGATATAGCCATAATTAAATTTCTTCTATTTCACTAGGATTAAGACCTGTTACTTGTAAAATTTGATTTTTTAACTCAACATTTTCTTGTCTTAAATAGTCAAGTTCACTTTGTAAGTCTTCTATAGACACACCTAAATACTCTAAACTTTTAGTTGCTAAACCTAAATGAGACTCATCTGATCCAGATGGTGGAATTTCAAAAAATAATAAATTATATTGTTTAAAAAAACCATTAACATCTAAATCAGGAGTAGCAATTGTTTCTGTTGATTGTGGAACTAATTGAGTGAATCCATTATTAATAATATTATTAATGCTATTACTATAAATAGTTTTTTCTAATTTTATTAATTCAGCCATTATTCAACTGTTTGCATTACTTTAAAATAATAATCATCATCATAAATGTAAGTACCACCATCAATTTGTGATTTGATTTGTACTTTATAATAACGATCAGGTTCTAATCCATTCATATACATCATAAAGTAACTACTTGTAGCATCATTACTTAACTGAGTAGCTGATATGTCAAAATCTACTACTTTAAGGTTTGTATTTAAATCTATAATTGAGTAGTATGATTCAGTAGGTAATAATTTATTATATATGTAAAGAGAACTAGTTACAAATGTTCTAGCGGGATATCTATCTTTAGCATATACTCTAAACTTAACATACTCACTGTCATAATAAGTATTTTTATTGTTTGATAATGACACTAATATATTATTATTACTTACATATGAAGTTGATCCTGGATTGAATGTACTATCACTCCAGTTAAATTCCAAACATGGAGGATAAATTGTGTTAGTATCTCTTGAGAAGAAATCAAATGTATACTGATAGTTGTAATCAAATTCAATTGATCCAGTATTACGAATAATAAAACCATTGTTTGGTATTATACTAGCTGTCCAAGCGGCTACAATTGATGTTACATTAACATTAATATCTTTAGTTGAAAAATAATTAAATGTTTGAGATGCAGAGTAAGCAGTATACCAAGCAGCACCACCAGTATTACCAGTATAATAAGATGAAGAAACTCCAGCTGGTAGACTTGTTATAGCCCAAGCATTTGTTTGATTAGCGCTTCTATATTGCCAACTAGCTCCATTATCTGTTTCAGGAATATTATTAAAACGTCCTGTACCCATATCCCAACTTTGATATAATGGATTTATTTCAATATTAAAATTAGTTGGGATACCATCAACATGGGCATTATATAATTTTAATGATGCTGTATAATTAACACCTGATTTAGAAATAACATCAGATATGTCATCATTATCAAACTTAATTAGTACACGGCTTGTAGATGATGAAACGAAAAGGTTAGGCGCGTTTTTAGATAAATCTAAAATAGCGTCTAACCCAGCATTTAGAGTATTATAATCTGTGTAGATTGTTGTGTCCTGAGACGGAAATATTTTGTAAACACCCATTTATATTAGTATTATTCTAGTATAAATATGGGCTATTTATAGAAATTACTTCAATAAGTTATAATATTTCTTAAAGTGTTTTTGACGGTCTGGTAAACCAATGGTACCACCATTAATACATTTAGTAACAGATAATACAGATGCATCAGAAGCATCAGTACATTTACCTAAGCAGTTCTTAGAGAAGAACCAAGCAGCGGATAGCAACGGATATTTAGTAGCAACTAAATCAGGATTTGTAGCTATATCTTCATTAATAGCTTTACCAAATGCTGTATAGTTATCTTTACCAGTTAATTGGATATAACCACGACCACGGAATTTATAACCATCACCTGTAGCCTCAGCACCATTACCCATTCTACTACCATAAACTAAATTGGCGATTTTTTCTGGTTTACACTCATATAATTTGGCTTTTTCTTCTGTTGGGAAGTATTTTTTAAATATGGTGTTCAAACCTTTAGCTCTGTAATTTAAATTTTCATTTACTATTTTGAATCCACCTGACTCATGTCCACATTGAGCTAAAAAGTGAGACAACTTAACAGCTGTATCAATTTTAAACTTAATCATTACATCTGGAATTTGATTAATTACTGTGTCTGGAATATGTCCTTTTAGTTTATTTAAGTCCATATTTTAATTTTTAATAAGTTACTACTTTACCGTAAATGTCAGTGTTAGGAAATCTTACTTCAAAAATCATTGGATCTACTGAAGGATAAATAACTCCTTGTTTTGTAGCAGCAGCTATATCATATGAGTATGGAGAATAATTACCACCAGCTAAGTTTACAATTTCTACTTTAACAACTGATTGAACTCCCATTACAATACCAATTAAATTATAAATATTTGAGTAAATAATTGGTTGATTAATTTCCCATTTGTCTATGTCAAAATATTCTTTAACAGTGGTTATAGCTCTAGTTAATACTTCTTGTGAATTATAAGCTGGTGATACTGTTATATCAAATGATACTTTTATATTAGCATAGTAAGCATCTTTAATTAAAATAGCGTCACTAGCCATTTTATGATATGCTAAGTATGTTTTTAAATTTTGTTTAATAGCATCTGTAGTTCTAGTTATTTTACCATCAATATTATTTGATAAAATATAAACTGAAAGAGCTAATGGATTATTAGTTACAAAATTTTGTCTATCAGTATCATTAGCTACTAAATAATCTTGTGTCACATAAGCTTTACTTATATAACCAAACTTAGCAGGCATAGATAAAGCGCGAACTAAATAATCAGCTTTAGTTACATTTCTATTTTGAGTTGGAAAATTAGCCAATGCTTGTAAACGAATTTGTTCTGTTGTTTCACCTGGACCACCACCTGATGAAGGATTAGGATTATTAAAACGTATTGAATTCCTCATAGATGTAACTAAATTAGCATCTAAATTATAAGAATCAATAAATGTATTTATAGTACTATTTATGTTTATATCATCAGATGGTAAATTAGTCTCAATTCCTCCTCCAACAACATATTGTACTGTTAAAGTTGTGTTTGAAGGAGCAATACCATACTCATTTGTATATAAGAAATTTGATGGATCATAAGCTTGATTTAACTTAGAGATACCATCAACTAAACCTAAGCCAACATTGTCTGGATTAGGAATAATAGTTTCATCAGATACTGATGTTACACCACTACCAAATTCTAAAGTTAAATTATTATCATCATCAAAACGAGATACAAAACGTCTTGGTACTCGTTTTAAACGTAACATAAAACGAGTATTATCATTTTCATCAGCATAATTAGGTTCATTAACAGGTATATTTAATGATTCATCAAATACAGTATCTTGAGCTAAATAAGGTACTTCATACCATTGGTTTCCATCACTATCTGTAACACCTAATATTTGAATAATATTAGAGTCATTTATAGTAACAATAGGAAATTGTTGAGGGGCACTAAATGTAAAGTTAGTTGTTTTAATTTGTCCTGAGTATGCTTTTACTTGTTTTTTAAGTAGATAAAATTGTGGGTCACCTAAACCATCATATTGGTATACAGAAACACTTGTAGGATCAAATGAGGATGAAAATCCAAAGTCAATTAATTCTTCAGTTATAAAGTTTATAGTTGGATTTGATCTAGATTGAACAGTTGAACCTTGTTCAATTCTAAAAGTGTAACGATAGTCAGGATTATAATTAGGAGCACCAGTTGAAGGTATTTGTTGATAAACATCTAAAGCAACTGTTGAAGCTATAGTTACTTTAGGTCTGTAACCTAAAGCATAAGCTAAAGCTATAATATTTCTTCTTTCCTGAGCGTATAAAAGTAAAGTTTCTTGTAATTGATTATCAGTGTAAAATGATAAAACATCACCTACATACGCGGCCATTTCAATAAACATATTACCAGGGGAAGATGGACTAAAGTCCATATATGTGTTTTGGAAATATGTTCTAGCATAGTTAATAAGATCTTGTCGTAATGAAACAAAATCTTTATTATAATATTTTATATCTGGTTGTATTGCCATTTTATCTAATTAAATTAATAAGTCCTCTTGTTTCAACATTTACTACAATTTGTTGATTTTGTTGGTTAAGTTGATAGTTTATAATTATATTAACTAAATTATTATCAGGATCTCTTTTAATAATTATAGACTGCAAAATAATATTAAACACATATTGTAATATTTCTGTTTCTAACCTAGCAGCTATAGACTCAAAAGCACTATCATCATTAGCCTGAAATATAGCTCGTCTAACATCTCCACCAAAATTAGGATCATATAAGCGCTCACCTTTATTTGTTAAAATATAATTAATTAAATTAGATTTAATTTGATCTTTAGTTGTGATTGTTGAATTAAAAACACTAATGTTATTACTATATAATACACTAATACCAATACCTCTAGGTTGTCCTAAATCTTGAGGATTGAGTCTGTATATTTGTCTAATAGCCATTAAATTTGTCCGTTTTGTTTCATTTTACCCATCAAGGCACTAAAGTCAGGAACAGCATCTATTCTAACTGAATTAATATCTCCAGCTGGTCTTGTACTAGCTAACATTTGGTCAACACTATTTACAACAGGTACATCAACAGGTCCACCAAAACCTTGAGCCATATTTGAATTCATATTAGCTACTGAACGCCAATCACTAGTAGTAGCTGTTTCATTCAATATCTCATTTAAGATATTATTTTGAGTAAAGTTTACAGGTTTAAGGAGCTGTGTAGGTTTGGCAGGTTTTATAGATTCAACCATGGAATTTTTTACAGTGGTTTTTTTGGCCTCTGCCACCACTGGCTTGGACTCTGGTGTCTCAAGCAATATTCCTAGCTCTTTCCTTACAACAGCTTGTACTTCTTCACGTATAACCTTACGTAATAATTTAATAAATGTATCAGCTTTCATATCTATAAATATTTTATTATCCAAGTATTGATTTAATTTCTTCAAGTAGTTGAGCATCAGTCTTAATACGACTTGGTGCTGTTTGTGTTATTTTTAATTTACTAAATGAATCTAACGCCTGATATTGACGTTGTTCATTAGGTAGTGTTATAAGTTTAAGTATGTATGATTTACCATTAGCACTTGTATAGTCTTCAGTGTCAGGTACAGCCACATTAGCTTCAGCTAAAGCAGATGTTAAATCATTATTATTAGTATTTGTAGAATCATTAACAATATTAAATTGTAGTTGGTTGATTTTGATTTGTATTTTACTCAACATTTCTTTAAATATGGTTAAAAATAATTGAGCAGCAGTTATAGCATTTTGATATGTTTCAACTTTTTTATTATCTTTTTCTAGTTGTTGTAAACTTCTAATAATACTAAGTAAAGTAGATCCAGCTGTTGGTTTAGCACCTCCTGGTGATGGGGCAGCTAATTCAGCTGATATTTTAGCTAATCTAACTAATAATAATTTTTGTTTAACTTTAATATATATTTTAATAACTGATAGAGCTATGTTTAAAGCTTTAATAATATTAGTTAAAATATTAATGTTATTTTGAAGTGTTATTACTGATTTTTTGATATTAGAAACATGTCTATCAAAGTTATTTTTAAAAGTAGTATAATTACTTGAATCATTAGGTACAAATGTAAATACACTATTAACAATAGTTAATGTACCTTTATTTTGAAGTTGTTTTTTAGTATCTTTAGTTAATTTTTTTATTAATAAGTCAGCTATATTTTCAGCTCTAATAAATTGAAGTAATATAGGAGTGACTATAGCTGCTAATTTAGCCTTATTATCTTTAACACTTTGTTTAACTTGATCTTTTAAAAATCCTTTTTTATCATCAAGTGATTTTTTTAGTTCATCAATTTTTTTCTTTTCTTGATCTTTACGATCTTTTATTTGTTTTTTTACCTCATCTAGTTTATTTTTAACTTCATTTAAATTTGGTAATTTAGATGTGAAGTTTTGAAGTTGTGTAGGATCTAATTTTTTAAACTGATCAATAGGTATATTATTAAGTGATGCTAATTTTTCAGGAGGTAAATTTTTAATAGCATCAAGTTGAGCAGGACTTAACTGTTTAAGTTTATTAGGATCTAAAGTAGAAGTTAATTCTTTAGGTAAATTATTTAAATTACCTGGTTGTGAGTATTGTGGTGGTATGTTTCCTAAAGTTCCCATTTTATATAGTTGCTACAGTATCTGATTTAACATTACCTGGTTCAGCTAAAGAATTTCTAGTGTTTTGCATCTTTATCTTTAAATAAGCAGATGCTATAGTAGCTAATGGAGGAAAATTAACAGCAGCTTCCATCATTTTACTATAATTAGATAAAGCATCATTTTGATCATTCACAGTTGACTCTAAAGCATCAGCTTTAGTAATTGGTTCAACTGTTCTACCTTTAGTATCATATCCTAATTGAATGTATGGAGAATTGATAATAAAAAAGTTAGTTGGGTCTGTTGTTCCTTTAGGGCCAACATCTAGTCTAACAGAATCACCAGCTGTAAAGTGAATAATTCCTTTTGATTTTATTTGAATGTCATCACTAGTTGAGTTGAAAACTAAACGTTCTGATGATATTAATATTTGTTCTCCTTTATATGATGTTGTAGCCATTATTATTTTAATTTACTATTTATAAAGTTTTTTAATTCTTGGCTATTATATATATTTTTAAAATTATCTTCATATCCTTGAGCTTTGTTACTGTTTACTAAATTATTAGCTCCTTTAAAGGTTGTGTAATTACTAGCTACATCTCCTCTTATTTTCTTTACAGTTCCATTAGGTAAAGTCACACTCACTATTGAACCAACATTATAATTATTAACTTTTTCAGGAGTATTTGTATATGCTAATAAACCAATTCCTAAAGCGCATACTCCTCCTTCAAACATAGATCTTAAAAATATTTCAGTAGCAAATTTTGTGTTAACTAGATCAGGATTATTTAAAAATTTATTTTCATCTCCATAAAGTTTTTTACCAATGTTTCTATAACCAAATTTAAAAGTTAATCCATAATATCCTCTACCTCTATATTTGTAACCATCACCTGATGATTCAGAACCATTTCCATATTTGTTAGCATATGTGGCGTTGAATATATTTTTTGGATTAGCTGTTTTAGCATTACCACTAGCTTTTTTACCTTCATCTCCAGGTTTAACTCCAAATTTAGCATAGAATGTATTTAATGTATTAAATCCACTTTTTAATATTTTAGCTCTTTGAGCTGTATTAAATGTATGGTTTGGATTTTCAGATTGAGGAGTGAAACGAGTTTCAGTATAAGCTACTAAACACATAGCTAATAATCTATTCATAGCATCAGGATATTTAGATTTATCAGCTATCATTGGATATTTAGCTATAGCATTATTAATCATTAATTTAGCAGCTTCTATTATTTGTTTATTATTTTTAGAAGTAACACCATCTCTTTCAGCATTGTATAATGCTTGAACTTGAACATTATATCCAGCTGTTGCTATCCATAATAAACCATCAATAATTTCTACAGTTTTGTAATAATCAATATCATCAAATATTTGAGAACTAGATTGGATAAATCCAAGTTCATCTTCTGGTAGATATTCTAAAGCAGGTTGAGGTGGAGTAGATTGTTTTATTGGTAAAGTAGGTGTTGGGGTTGGGGTTGGTGTTATTGTACCTGATGGTAACGGAGTTGGGGTTGGGGTTATTGTTGTTACTACAATTATTTTATTTGGATCTACTTGAGCAGATTCAATATATGTTTCTTCATTATTATTTCCTATAGGAAAAGCTATGTTTTGATCAGCTTTTAAAACAGCTATAATATTACCTAAATAACCATCAACAGGAATATTACCATTATAATTTTGAAGATTATCTAATTCATTATCTTTTACTCCTGAATAAAGAATAACACTTCCATCAGCTCGAGCTGTTATACCATTAGATTGTCTTCCTTCAATACTAACATCTCCTGGGTTTATGTCTCTAAAAAATTGTTTTTTATTAGCCATTATTTATAATAACATTTGATGGTAGTTGATTAATTCCAATATCATTAAGTTTATAATTCAAATTATTATCAGGTGATATTATTGTTTGATCTTGAAGAACTTTATTATCATCAACAGTTACTTGAGATGAAATAGTACCTAAAATATAATATAAAACTTGGTCATATTGACTAGCAAGATTTCCAACTCTATTATTAGGTCCAGGAATTAAAGGAACTAATTCACCTATTTGAGGTAAACGAGTAAAATTAGGATTAAAATTATGAGCTATACCTGTTACTTTATTTGGTTTATTTAAAGCAGATACACCTAAATTATTCTGAATAGTTTCATATGTGATAGATCTATCTTGTAAATTAATAGTAATAACTCTACCATATTGTATAGCTTGACCAGGTAATGGAATAAATCCTCCACCACCTCCAATATATTGATTACTAGCAGCTGTAGCATTTCCAGTTATTATAAAATTATCCCTATCAGCCATTATTTAATTGTTTTGGCTCTTCAATTTTAATACCACTAATTTCTTGGAATAATAATTCTTTATCACGCTCACTCAATATACCTCCATCACTATCACTTGTAGTATTAGACATAGCACGTTGAACAATACCAGCCATTTTAATAAGGGCTTCATCATTCTTAACTGCTATTTCCATATACTCCTTAAGTAATGGTACAAGCATCATTGCATCACCTGGCTCTTGAATCATTGGTTTGAGCTGGTCGATTAATGATTTGATTTCCTTTTCCTTACGGTTTGCATTCTTGTATATATCTTCAAGTAAGCTTGAAAAGGTTTTATCTTTAAATATAACTTGGTTGAAATCCATCATTCCTATTTAATATAAATATGGAAGATGTAAAGAGTTTATAACGCCATAGTAATACATCCATGCTCATAAAACTCATTATACTTACGAACATATATAACTTTTAGGCGTTTGATTATTTTAGTAATTTGAGGTGTTGATGCCTCAGTCATTTCCTTAATATAGATGTATAAGGCTTTCTTATTGAATATATCTAAGTTTTCACTTTTTCTAAATAATTCCATTATACCATCAGCGATTTGAGCATCACGCTGTTTTGGAAATAATATAAACATATTATGGTCTATATATTTAGTAAATTGTTTTAAAAATGATGTTGGTTTAAGATCATTATCTTTTTCACTAGTATTTATAAGATCAATTAATATTGATTTATCTTCATCAACTGCTTCAACAGGTGCTTTATCTTTTAGCTTCTTATAATTTGTATTATTATATAAAATAAGATAGCGTTTAGCAATAGTACCAAAATAAGAATAAGCCTTTCCTTTACTTTGATCATATAGGTGTAATTTTTCAAGAAGAAAGGCAACAACTTCATGTTGGAGCTCAGGAATTGTATCCACTTTTGTATAGTAAAACTTAAAAGTGTGAATGATATTCTCAGCTAATTTATGAAACGCATAATTAATTTTTTCATTAAAAAGTTTATTTCGTTTTTTAGGACTTCTTAATCTCAAATATTCAATAATAGCATCCTCAGTTTCTTTAGTAAAATAATTAATTGACTGTTTTGGTTTGCGTTTACGGACAGTCCCTTTCTTGGTTAGTAATACTTCTTCACTCATTTTAATTCTTCAAATAGTGAGTTAATGAATCCTGTATATTTTGTAAATTACGGAAGAAGAAACCAATCTGATCATCGGATTTAAATGCTTCTGTTAAATCAACAGTGTGAAGTTGTTTATTTGATTCTTCAACTATAGCAGCTACACTATCAATAATGATCTTTTGTTTAGTAGCAATTTGCTCTAATTTAGTTACTTTTTGATTTAAGTTCCAAATGATGTATCCAAATATTGTGAATATCCATAATATAATTGAAATAATTCCTAGTATCATAGTATTATATATTTTTCATTAGTTCAGCTAAAGCGGGATTAGCCATTGTTTTAAGGACTTTTTGCTTAATAGCTGAATTATTTTTATTTGATTTAAAGTTGTTTGTTTTAGATTCTTTAGGTTGTTCTTGCTTTGGACCTAGCAACTTAGGTAACCACTCCTTCTCAAATTCAACTCTGGCGGCCATCAAATCTGCTTGATGTATAACATATATAATTGATGTACGTGGTTTAGTCTCTGGATTGAAAGTAATTAGATACGGCTTATTAGCTTCGTCATATAATCCATCATGTAATTTAATAGCTAATATTTCATTTTTAGTAGGTATGATTCCATTGTTAATTAATAATTGTAATCCACGATCAGGAACAGTCATATATTCTAAACGATCATTAAACATATAATTTTCGTTTAGTTTATCTCGTCTCCATTGGTCTGTTTGTTCAATGTATGCTGCTTCTTCTTCTGTTCCAAATTTTCCCAAATCATGATTGATAGCTGAGAATATAAGTTCTTCAAGAGTATATGTATCAATCATACCTGTTTCTCTCCAAACAAAATCAATTTTAAGAGCACCTTCAACTACTCGATTCACATGATCAATATATCCACCTGGAAAACAGTTGTGGTATTGAGGACGGTGTGAAGCAGGCATCATTATGAAGCGTTCTTCATGTTTAAGGTAAAATTGTTTAAGTTTTTTACCTCGTTCATCTGAAATATATTCATCAATATATTCAAGAAATGTATCCCAATTTGATTTAATTTGTTCTGGTGTTAGCATAACTTTTATTGTTCTGAGTTAATTAATGTACGAATTTCTTCAACTTTATCTTTTAATTTACTAAGTATTTCTTTAGCTAATAATACTGTGAATTTAGGATTTGAAAATTGTGCTTCAAAACCAATTAACATGTTTTCAAGTTGATCTAATTTGTTTTCTACTGGTTGTTTATATCTCATATATATCTTTTTATAATATTAATTAAGTCTGGTATTGTATCAAATGTAAGTAATTTATCTGATGTCTCCAACTCTGTTTCTGAGATGATAGTAATTACTTTAACTCCCAAATCAATGAATACAATTGGGTATGATTTAGTTTTAAATTTGTCCTCTATTTTATCAGCAAATTCATTAAATTTATAAGCATCAATATTCTCATAGGTTATCCCTTCAGCGTCTAATTCACTCTTCAACCAATCACAATAATCACAATCATCTAATGTCAATAACCTTATTCCTACTTCACTCTTATTATTCATAAGTTACTTATTAGTGCTCTAAAAAAAATATGGAAAATTCTCTGGGAGGCCAAATTTTTTTTGATGTTTATATATAAATATATAAGAGAGGTGAACTCACGCTCACCCCTCAGGCTAATCAACACCAACATTATTTGGTAATATATTTAACTAATTCTTTATTTAACATCATTAATTTAAATTTACCTGGATTGCTGTTATAAATAGACTTAATCATATTATAACAAACGTCAGTAGCAAATATTTTTTCAGTAATAATTTTACCAATACGTTCAATTAATGGTTTCTCAACACTATTATCTTTAGCATAAAACTCTAAATAGTTAGCAACTCTTGTACCTAATGTTGAGGCAATATCTGCACGGTATGCTTTATCTTTACCTACTAGATTCTTAAGTGTATTCATCACATACTGTTCATCTTGAGTCATGATATTTTCTGGTGAAATCATCTTATCTAACTTATTATTAATGAACATTGTAAACAAAGTACTAAACTCACTACCAACTGAACCTTCTCCAATCATTTGAATTAATGGCAATTGGTCTTCAAATGATTTAATAGAACTAATACTGTTAAAGAACATACTAACACTTCTACTATTAATTTCCTTAGTAACTAGTTCTGGATGCATTAATAAAAAATTAATACAACGACCATCTAACTTATTCTCTTCAGCCCACTTACCCCAACATTTAAGATCAAATTTTAAATTAACACTAATAAATCTTGTTTTTTGAGCATTGTCAATACTATTAACTAAATAATCTCCATTATCAGGATTACTTGTTAATACAATATGCCAATCCTTAGGTAACTTCCAACTAATATATTGTTGACGATCAATTAGCTCCATTACAGCTTGAATGAACCTCATATCAGCACGATTCCAGTCATCCAATAATAGAATACCACCATTTTCTTTACCACTAATCCATTCTGGTGGACAGTAACTCATACGGTTCAAACCTGTAGTTGCATAACCTTCTTTACGATAGTCCTCAACTGCGTTTTCATCTATCCATACTCTTTCTTTAGTATCTGTCATTTCAAATTGACGAATTGGAAAACCAACCAAGTCACCTATTTCTTCAATCTGTGCTAGATTCAATTTAATAAAATTCAATCCCAACTCATTAGCAAGTTGAATAATAGAAGATGTTTTACCAATACCTGAATCACCTACTACTTCAATACTCACCATTGGTTTATTGTTTTCTTGTAGATAACGGTTGTTATCAATAATGTGTTTCAAAAAGTCCTTCAATTCATGGACATTTAATGAAACAGTTGCATTTGTTTTTGATGTTGATTTCTTAGCCATTGTTATTTATTTTTTCATGAATTAATTTGTACTTTAGCACCTGGTAATTCATCATTAATTCTTCTTCCTGAACAATGAACCCATAATGTTGGTTTGCAAGGTGTCATTCTAGTTGAACATTCACCATCAGTTAGATAAATTAAGTTCTGGTATTTGTCTTTATGATCCCACAAATATTCTAATACTGGTTCATAACTTGTACCTCCACGACCAGTTACTTCTTTGGCTTCTTCAGCTTTACCTTTATATTCATAAACACGACCAATTGAAGCATCACATTCAATAACAGTTACTTCAGTACCTGTTTTCCATATATGATGAATCTCGCTTAAAAACTCCTTTAAATCATCTTTAGAAACTGATCCTGATGTGTCAACAGCTACAAGTGTATTTTTTCTTTGTTTAATTTTAAGGGCTGGATTACCATAGAAACGTTTATTTGGTTTACGTCTTGTTTTTTTAGTAAATACCTTACTAGCCATACCATTAAAACGTCTTAAATATGTTCTCCAATCAATAACTGGTTCTTCAGAAACATAAAGTGAATCAATCAATTCTTTCAACTCACCAGGTACAGTACCTCTTTGTTTCATAACCTGTTCAGCAGTGTCTTTAAGTTGATGTTCAATTTGTTTTTCCATCAATTTCTTTTCTGCCTCATCCATCCCCTCATATTGCTTCCAAAACTCATGAGATGCTTTAACAGTGACTTTAGTACCATCACCTAATGTTATTTCTCTTACTTCACCATCACCATTAGCATCTTTCATTGCTTGAACAAACTTAGCTACATCACCATCAGGATTATTTTGTATTTCTTGTTGTAACAACTCATAATACTTTCTAGTACCTGCTTTAACAGGTAAATTCATAGCAGCCCAAGGTGCGTTAGTAATTTCTAAACCATCCCAAGTTTTGTCTTTATAAGAGTCTTCAATGTATTGATTAATCTCTAAATCAGCGGCTATATTCAATAACTCCTTTTCTGAATATGAATCATACATTTGTAAGTGTTTAAAAGCAATATGTAATAATTCATGTTTTAATACTGCTACTTTAACATTATCACTTATTGTTTCCCAAAATTTAGGACTAATAACTAATTTAGTATTGATACCATCTTTAGCAACACAAGCAGTTGAAACAATATCATTTAATTCTTTGTTTAAACTAATTAGGAACAATCCATAAAATGGTTCCTTAAACATTAATATCTTTGAATGTTTCGCAATATCCGCATGTGTATTATCTATCATATAATTTATTTTATATTAATTTAACACTGAGCAAATCTTTCATTTGAGTCTCGGTTGAAAAAACAATATCCACTAATGATTCAGCGGCTGTGTTACTTAATTTGAATTCACGGTTAATATTATCCAATAAGAATTTTTTAACAATATCACCTTCTTTTCCTATTTTAAAGTTATTTCTCAACCCAGTACCAAATGTTTTCCAATCACGTTCCCAATATATACCTTTTGTTCTAAGTAGTTTAAATAGACTCTTTAAGTTAGTATTAGATGATGTATAATAACTAGGTCTAAATTTAGTTGTACTCATCAACTTATTTAATAGAAATGATATTGATAGTATTGTTGATTGGTTCAAAACCAAATTAGACATCATTTCAAATCCTAATTTAATATTAGCTGTATCCTTACTAAATAACATATCATGAAGTGTTTGTAAATATTCCTCATCCAACTCAATTCCCTCTTTATTTAACTCAATAAACAAATCCTCATCAAATACAATTTTTACTCTACCTGACTTAATAACATCTTTTAATTCATAAAGTATACCTAATAAATTTTTCAATCGTTCATTACGATACAAACTAATAAATGTTCCTTTTATTTGATGAGTATTATCTTCATATTTAGCAAATTCAGCTGGGTATTTAACTAATGATTTAGGAATATCATTAATTGAATAGTTATCTATCATAGCAACTAAGTTTATATCCTTAGTATTATTAACAATATCTAGTATAGATTTTCCTTTATCTTTTAAATTAGGATTAGCCCACTTTTTAATATTGGTTTTTACAAAATCTCCTTTAATAAAAGTATACTTATCAAACTTAAATTTTTTAAGTAATTCCATTATATATCCCTTATTAATAATCACAACATCAGCGTGGTTATAACGAGATGTTTTTTTCAATCTTTTATCCTTAATAAACTCTTTAAGTTTGAAACGTGGTATTTCACTTGCTTTAGAAGCATAAACAATATTTCCTTTATTAACTGTATTTTGAGATTGGAGAACTAATTTAAAAACATCTTGAATCTCTTCACTATCAGATTGATTAATAAAATAATAAGCATCACTATCCCAATACTTTGCTATATTCCATTCAATACTACTATTATTTTGTGACCAAATTGTACCAACACGTACTTGAAAAATCTTATTTAACATAACTTTTTATTTTTAAAATATATTAAGAGTTAAGGTTAGGGACAGTATATTTTTCTCCTAATTTCTCCACAATTCGAATAGCGTCAATTGATTTCATATAAAACATTTCACGATTCTCATTTACACGAACTGCATCTAAATGTTCATGAAGTTCTTGTTCTAGTTTATGTGAATTAAAACATTTAAATGAATAAATCGAAATCCATGGAGTCGGAACACCAGTTGCACCTGAAATTTCTTTTGCTCTAGTGTCTACATCCCTAACAGTCATTCCTATTTTAACCATTCCAGGACATGAAGCATTTACTAAAACATAAACAAATTCAGTTGGTATTAATGAACCATCTTGAGCAAATGGTGATTCTTGATAATAAGTAACATCTTCCCATCCTTTAAATTCTGGTTCATTACTAGGAGTTAAAGTATAAGCTGTTGCTTTTGAAATATCTCCATTTAAAATAGGCTTATAATAATGGGCCTGTTCTTCAGTTATACGTTTTATATCTCTAACACTCATTCTTTTACTTCTTTAACTAATTCTCTTGTTTTATCTATTATTTGTTTTACTAATTCATAA